TAGATATTGGCAGGAGAATTCAGAAGTTCTCTTACAGAATGATAGAAATACCGTTCCGCACTGTTGGTAGGTGTTCCGTAAATGGTTTCCAATTCATCTCTAGTAGTGATTTTAAGCACTTCATCAGTTGGTCCTTGTGGGGTGAAACCTGTTATAAACACATTAGTGCCGACATTTACTGGCACAGTGAAATTACGATCCTCGAAAATTTCTACACCGGGGCTGTTGATTGTTCTTTGCATACAATTATTTAATACAAAACGATATTTTTTTTATCAACTTAAAGTTTCGTATGCTCTATCACAACCTAATAATTTTATATGCATTTGTGAAAATAAGAAGGTAAATCCCGACTCCAACTCCATCTCTCCAGTAGTTTTAGCATCAAATGTTATTTCATCTAAACTAGTGGGGAAACATTTAGTATATTTGAATTCTATGACTTTATTATCATATTCATCAAGACCATACACTGATATATCAGTTTGGTAATCAGTGTGACTACAGTTAATACCCTGTAAACCTTTTGTATTGTATTGCCCAGTCTTTTGATCGTGTAATAAATTCAACCATTGATAAACCACCCAATAATTATTATAACCACTATCGACCACGAATTTAACATTTACAGGAGGATAAGGTTCTTTAGTATGGGATGATACATATAACGTGTCGCCGACATATCTAGTAGCAACCCCTTTAACGGTAACACCTGGAACCATTGTTCCAAACACGCTGAATTGCACACTATCAGGGATAATAGTAGTATCTCCTCTAGTATAATTCGATTGTATGGGTTTTAAAATTGGCGGTATATCAAATACGAGAAGAAATTTATCTTTTCTCGCTTTATTCAAATAAGACTGTTGAATTTGTTCAGGCATTATAATTATTTAATTGAAATATTTGTCTATGGTTTGCCATTGATCGTATGAGAGGTCTCTTTCTTTATTAGAATAGATAGAATCTTGTGGTATTACCCATCCAGCAGCTTCCAACTCTGCCAAATCGTTCATCATTTCGCTACCAACGCCACCGAATAACAACGGTGCTAAATTGGAATTTTCTATTTTTTCAATTTCTTCATTATTGTATATGGAAGTAGATATTCTGGTTCTATATGAACTAATATCAAACGGTTCTATCTTCAAAGGTTTGTCACAATCATCCAATTCCTTAATGTCGAAATACATTTCTGTAATATCTTTATACAATGTCATCAAAGCCCATACTGATGCCATTACTCTATCATCATGTTCGCCATTTTTTGCTTTCCATGATCCATTCGGATAACGTATGAAATTTTTAAATTCCTTCAAACAATCAAGTGATCTAAAGTAAACAGATTTGGTTTCATTAACAAAATATCGCATGTTCAACACCGCTTTGTATTTTGTATTGATATGAGATATCATACCATTTTGTTTATTCTTGTGTGCTTCTTTAGCACCCCAAGAAACCAAATTTTGATACATAAATTCATTGGATAATCGATCACAAACGCCTGTTCCTTGGTTATTCCTTTCAATTAAAAGAAGAGGATTACCCCAATGAGCACATATCTCCGCAACCACATTAGTAAATTCAGAAGGACCAATTTTATTGTTGTAATATTCTGCAACTTGAATTATTTCTTTAGGATTTGTGATATCAAATATCTCTAAAACCGATGCATCCAATCCGACACCTTCAGAAACATCCCCACCAATAGCATATATCTTATTAGAATCGTATTCCTCCCAAACTTTATAATCACCATCTTTGAAAATATGTAATGGTGCGCAACATTCTTGTTTTAGTCGCTCAAATAACTCCTCATCAATTGATTGTTGGCTATTATCCAAGAACATGTTACCAAATTCTTGTTGAAATGCTTCATAAGAACCCAATGCTTTGATTTGTTGAGCTTTCCATGCTTCATCACGACCCGGAATTTCATTCCATTCAATACGTAGTGGGTTGAAACCGTTATCACCACGTTCCGCTCCTGTATATATCTTATGAAATAGATTACCAGTACCATTTGGGGTAGATGCTATTATAATTTTGGATGTTCTGGATCTAGAAATGGTGGGATAAACCGATTTCCAAAATTCATCAACAACGTGTTCTTCTAAGAACGCCAACTCGTCAATGATCAACATGTTTAGCGATGTTCCCCGAATAGCACTGCCAGTTGTAGTAGAAATACTGATTCGACTACCATTGTCAAATACACATCCAGTCTTACCATATTCCTCAACTCCAGGTTTTAACCAGTTTGGTAACTCTTCATATGCCAATCTAACCCTTCTGAATATCTCAATAGCTGTTGCTTCTTTGTTGGCAACAATAATAATGCTTTTGTATGGCTTGAAACATGCTTCATGGAGTGCTGCAATTGTCATCAATGTACTTTTTGAAGCTTGTCTAGGTGAAAGAAGACAATTAAAACGATGATCGAATATGCCAGCTAATACTCTTTTTTGGAAATCATATAAATTGATACAAACTTTACCAACATCACTATCAGGGTCAATAATATAAAAATAATTCGATGCGAAATGAATAATGTCAGTTTTGCATTTTTCTATTTCAACCACCATTTCTGGTGTATACTCGAAAGATGAATTGGCGCTGGGTAAATTGGTATTACCCATATATGATTTATTTTTAACCTTTGCAGCCATAATTAATACTTAGAAATAATTCCCATAAACACTACTATTATTAGCAGTATTTGGTGGGAAAATATCTCTTTGAACCACATCATCAGAATTTTCCGTGTATATTTTGTTATCGGAAATATTAGATGATAGTCGAGGGAATAAAACTGATGATAGCTTACCAAAGTATGAGCTATCAGAAATTTGTTGATTAAATGCTTCTCTAGGTTCGTTGGTAGTGTAGTTATGCTCACTGCGAACACCTTTGATTCTCCAAACATAATGACCCATGGCAGGGTTTAATTCTGAAACATCTTCATCCAGTGCTTCAGTAACTTCAAATATTTTAGCACTTCTACCATTAGGTCTATCACATCCAAATGGATAAAGAATAATTTTATCTTGAGACTTTGGTTCAACTGGATGATTTGTAAAATATGGGTAGTTTTTAAATTTATCTATGAAATCTTTTATATAAATATACAATGTTATTGTATCAGGAGAATCCATTCCTGCTATACCATAGATAGGAGATCCATTTTCTATTGTTGGGTAAGCCTTTATATCAACAGCACTTAACCAATACATAGTGCTATGTTCACCGTATATAGCATTCATTTGACTTGGTTCAAATGTATTGACCATATAACCAATCTCTACCCCATAATTGTTTATAAGTTCATTGAAACTACTGCTAAATACTGCTCTTTCAGCTTGAAAGTTCGATGGATCGGCGAATCCACCACAATTAGGACGATAAACTCCAGCAAAAATATTTTCAGGAGTAAGACAAGACAAAGGTATCGTAGGACAGCCCATAAATATTATTTATTAATTTCAACAATTTTGCCGCATTGTTGACCATGTGAATTGGTAAACAGTTTCAAAATTTGATTAGAATTTTTACGTTTTATTTCTTTACCTTCTTCAAATTCCACACCGTTTAAAGAACCCAATTCTCTATTTAGTTCGTTACCTATAAGTATTTCACCATTTTTTCGTTCTTTTTTATATGGTCCTTTAACCCACGGTATTTTTCTCGATGATGGATCTATAGTCAAGTTAGAACCTTTTTTGTTATCAGGATGAATACTCTGCTTTATACCACCGAATGCATCTTTGTGGCGATATTCCAATAATGGTTTTTTGACAAGTCTACCAAAATATCTATAGCCACCATATTCATTATTTTTTTTATCAATAATTCTTGTAGCAATATGTTTCTTTCCATACGTGCCACGCCAAATAATATCACCCGTGTGTTTATCATAAACTTCATAAGGTTCATCATTTGATATAGACGATTTTTTCAATTTTGATTCGAAAAATTGCGAGAACGATTGCATGATATTACTTAACAAAAAAAGGGGATCAGAACGATCCCCTTTTCTTAGTGTTTTTTATTTTTTAATTCAGCGGAAAAAGTCTTCCGCTTGTCGTAAATCAGATACTTTGTTTTGTTTGCCCATATTCGGTTGTTTAGCGTTATGGATAGCATGACCGTGATCACCATCGTTACCTACTTTGTCAGTGGCTCCAACAACTTTGGTGCTACCACCTTTAGGTTGTGGACGACCATTCACTTTATTGTTGTGGCTTTGAAGTGAAGATTTATTGGTGCTGGAAACGGTTTCTTCGTTATCCTCTTGATAATCTTCTTCTTCATCATCACAACCTTCTTCATCCATTTCATCGTCGCCCATTTCATCGTCACCCATGTCGCCGAAATCTAAACCATCGTCTTCGCCTTCGTCATCACCCATGGCAGCTTGGAGTATGTCGCAGAGTTGACGAGCAACATCGCGATTCATAGTAACAGTGATTTCATCACCTTCTCCACCACCAAATTCATCATCACCGAACTCATCATCAGTTGGTGCATCACCAAGACCAAGAGCATCAATGTCTTTGGATTCTTCGTCTTGACCGAAATCACCACCCATCACAGATTCAAACAATTTATCAAATGTAGATTTTTTCATCATAAAAGTATTTAGTCTATTTGTTGTAATTTTTTTGGATTCTTTAATAAAATCTTCTTCCGATTCTTCACGTTGAAGATTTTTTTTCAAAGTATTAATAGTATTGAGAATTTTGGATCTTTTTTCATCAGAAATTGAAGTATTGTTCAACTGTTTTTCCAATTCGCTGATTCTATTATATTTGTTTTCGTGGCGAGTATCATATTGTTCTTCATTATCTTCATCATTATCTTCATCACAACCGCAATAATCATCATCCAACGCTTTATGATAGCCATCTGCAACTTCTGGACCACCTTTGGTTAAAGGATTAGTGCTAGTAAATGCATTGTTAGACATTTTGGGGATTTTTTTCGACTTATTGATGTTTTCTTGAGCACTTTCTTTGACAACTTTAACGTTTCGCAGAATATCTCCGTAAATATCACCTAAACTTGGATTTTTTTTCATAATTATGCTTGATATGGGTTATTACTAATAACAATACTTCCACTCGCAACACTAAATGCATTAGTGGGAGCCTTCAAATCGACTGTAATGTTAGCAGATGTTGCCAACTGTTGAATAAATGTGGTAAGAATACCGTGAAATTGAAACACTTTGACAGCATCTTCACCAAGAACATCGACAACTTCTTGTGGTGTCAGATTTGGATTATTCCAAACCATGTCAATACCTTTACGTTGAACGTTTACTAAACGATTGAATGTATCGCGAGTAAGTTCGAGGATATTGCTCTTTGTCATTTTCAACCGCAAGTTTTTAATCACCTCAAGTTGCTCAGGTGTTGGGGTTGGAGGTTGTTCAAGTTTATTATCTGCTAAAATAGCCATGTTATTATTTATCATTCATTAATGTTTTTATTACAGAAAAGATTTCTGCCATATTATACATCTCTGTATAATCAACAACTGGACATTCCGATGGGATACCACCTATCTCGAAATCAAACAAATATGATTTACGATGTCCATCACTATAATCGATAGGACTAATGATATTATTATGTAAATCGCTATAACCAAATTGAATAGGGGATGTAACATTCCAAATAACAGTAGATGGTTTATTCAAAGCGAAAGCGATATGTTGAATTGACGAATCGATCAAAAATCTTTCATTCGAAAGTTCGATTAATGCTGATAAAGAAGCTAAACTGAGTTTTTCGTCGATTCTTTGACAATTATCCAATTTAGGATGATAAGGATTGCAAATATGGATAATGTCATATTTGTCTGATAACATATTAATAATCGACTGAGCAACCATCGGATGAATATCTCTAGCCCAATTGTATGGCAATGAGCTATTATTACCTCCGAAAGGTTGAAAAATAAGAATAGGTTTATTCGATGATATTCGGCGAGAAACTATTTCTTTTTCTCTAAAATTAATACCAATAGTTGGTTTTTTATGATATTTGACTCCAACCATGTCGCACCAAGTTTCGATCAAACTTTTATGTTTAAGAATGTGGGAAGTTTGTTTATATGGTTCTTGGGCAAAGATCTTAACATTTTTATTTTTAATATATTGTTTGTAGAAATATTGGAGATTATTTATATCCAACGACTCTTTGACATTAATATTATGGTTGAAAACTTCTGGGTATGCGCTACATACTATAATTTCTTCTTCGTTGTTGGCATATTTGTATGAATTAATCATGCCTGAAGCAACAACATGTTTACCCAAGCCTCCTGTCACATGAAATATTGTTTGCATATCACATATATATACTTGTATTTTCAAAAATCAATATTAAAATAACAATATGGAAAAAGAAATCTACTTTATTAATGGTATGCCACGCTCTGGGTCAACTTTATTTTGCAATATTTTGGCACAAAACCCAGATTTTCACGTAACACCAACTAGTGGATTATCCGAATTAATTGTAGGTATTCATCAATTTTGGAAAACTAACCCAATTATTAAAGCATCTGAAACTTCTAAGAAACAATTAAAAATTATTCGCGATTTATTCCAATCTTATCATGCTGAAACTGATAGACCAATTGTATTCAATAAATCTAGAAATTGGGCTGCTAATATCGAGCTTGTAGAATTGGCGCTAGAGAAAGAAATTAAAATTCTCACTACAGTTAGACCAATCAGTCAAATTGTATCATCGATGGAAAAACTATATCGCAAGGAAATTAAAAATATTGATAGTCCAATGATGAGAGGTGACGGTATGAACACGATAGAAAATCGCGTGAATACATGGATGGCAGCTAATGGACTTATAGGAGGCACTTATAATAGTATACAAGATGCATTTTTCCGTGGACATCGCCACAAATTCCACTTTATTGATTATACAGAATTGACCAAAACACCAAATTTAGTAATGAATCGGGTATATGACTTTTTGGGAAAACCAAATTACAATCATGATTTCGATAGAGTAAATCAATACACTGTTGAGAATGACGCTGAACATGGATTCACCGATTTACATACGATTAGACCAGTAGTAGGTCCACAATATGATGACAGTCGAGAAATATTAGGTCCAATTTATACCAGATTTGCAGATATCAATTATAAATTTTAGGTAGTTGATAATAAGGGTATTTTGTAACAGGCACCATTCACAAATACTGCCAAGCTACAAGCTGAATAACTTAATGCTCCCCCTGGTAATAATGTAAGGGGTGCTGTAGCACTACCTAATGACAAATGACTAGGTGGGCTACAAGCTCCGCAACCAAGGGCAATACCACAATTACCTGCTTGCGCAAACGCACCAATAGCCACAGCATCAGAACCTACAACGTTATTATTAACATCATTACCGATGAATACAGAATTGGGACTATATGCGGAATTTTTACCACTATTTTGTCCTATAAACACAGCGTTACTGGAATTTATAGCCCCACAACCAGCCATATTGCCAAAGAAATTAGAATTACTAGCAGATGAAGCCCCACAACCAGCCATATTGCCAAAGAAATTAGAATTACTAGCGTTTGATGCGTATGTTCCAGCATATGTACCAAAGAAATTAGAATTACTAGCGTATGCAGCGGATAATCCAGCAGAAAAACCTAAGAAATTGGAATATTCGGCATTTACCGCATAGCATCCAGCTTTAGTACCAAGGAAATTGGAATG